CCTGGGCATAGGCTCCCTGCCGATGAATCAGGTCGTAAAACATTTCACCAATTGCGCCGTCGCCCTTATAGCGGCCACCGCTGGATATATTGGTGAGTGCTCCGATCCCTTTGTTTAAACCAGTACCGGCCAGGTACCCGCCGCCAAAGGCAGCGCCAACAAATCCGGCACGACTGGCCATCATCGGCAGATAGCTGGCACCCTTGGCAACCGGTGTCCCGGCAAGCTTCCACCACTTGGCCAGGGTCGCACCAACTCCGGCCCTGGTAGCGGCTCCACCGGCCGCCGATCCGCCTGCGCCGGTCATGGCATCCTTCACCGCCTTGCCGGTCTCGGCTGCGCCACTACCACCGATAGCATCGGCGTTAACGACAAATACCGGCGTGACACCGGCCGCCATCTGCAGGGCCTTGCCCTCGGCCACGCCAACGGCGGTTGAACCGCCTTTTTTGAGCNNAGCAGCTTGTCGGCCATCCCGCCGATAGCCCTGCCGCCATAACGCGCGGCAAGGGCAGTGCCGGCGATCAGTGCGCCGCCGCCCAGCAGCATGTCCTTACCATCAAGGCCCAGGCCGCCGTCTTTTTTGTCGGCCATGGTGAATTTCATCCACTCGGCCAGGGTCTTATTGAGCGGGGCCACAAAGTCATCGGCGGCCTTGCGCAGCTTGGCCCCCATCCGGCCAGTCTGGTCTATCAGGTTCTGGGTGGCCTCGCTGAAATCCTTGCGTAGCGTACCGCCTGCCTTACTTATCTGCTGGGTAAACTCGCCGGCCTTGGACAGGTTGTCGCCCTGCAACAGGGTGCGGATACCCTTGATGGTATCCAGATCCATCTTGCCGAAGGCCTTTTGAATAAAGCTGGCCCGTTGTTCATCGGTAGTGAGGGTGTCGTACTTTTTCTTGATGTCGCCTAGGACCGCAAAAACGTCGCGACGTGCGCCCTTGGCATCAAAGAACTTGATGCCGGTAGCTTTCTGTGCCTCTTTCATGTAGCGGCCGTTGGTGAACACCCGCAAGGTGGAGTCGGCCAGGGTGGCCAGGCGTTCAGGGTTACGTTCCACCCGCGACAGGGCCTCGATGTAGCCCAAGGTCTGATCAAATCCCATATTGCCGGACTTGGCGTTAACCCCTACTCGCGCAAAGATATCGGCCAAATTTTCCAGCTCGGCATTACCCAGACGACCTGCGACGGTCATCTTATCCAGCAGCAGCAGCGCCTGACCTGGCTTGGACAGATCGAATTCAAAGGCGGTACTGGCAACGGTAAGACCACCGGCCAAGGTCTGCGCCTGTGCGCCGGTTACCGCCATGGCGATGTTGACACCGTCCAGGGTGGCGCGGGCTTCCTTCATGTTCTGGCCGGCCTGGATCAGAGTATTGAAACCATCCCGGAGATTTTCAACGCCTTGGCCGCTTTCCCCGGCCATGCTGAACAGCTCTTTGCGGAGCGACTTGACCTTCTCGCCACCTTCTCCGGCCGTCTGGCCTATCTGGGTAAGCGACTTATCCAGCCGGGCCGATTCCATAACCAGCGCGCCAACACCCACGCCGACGCCTAAAGTGGCCAGCCTCCCCTGGAGCGAGGTGGCCATGCCTTTGAGCGAATCGAACTCACGGCGTGCGCCGGCAACAAACGAATGGACATCGCGCCGGGAGTTGTTCAGCCCGCTACGAAGCCCATCGTTTTTTGCAACCAGTTCCAGCAGCAGTCGCATGTTACCGTTCATGGCTTTTTGACCTTAAATTTCCTGGTGGTGGTAGGTGGCGTCAGCAGCTCTTCATACGCCACAAGCAGGTTGTCAGATTCGTCCAGCGTCAGGGCCTTAATGCTTTGGTAATCAATGCCCAGTTTCAGCAGGGCTACTATCCGTTTGTGCAGCGGTTTGAGCCTGGCTGCGAAACTCCAACCTCCGCTGCATAAGGATGGCGTCGGCGGACAGCAACAAGCGGCCATCGGTGCCGGACAACTCCAGCACCATATCAGGGGTGACCTTGGCCACCCCCTCAATGGTCAGGCGCTGAGCAAATAAACAGGCGCGGTGAAAGGCTTCATCCTGCAGCCGCTCGACCTCAATTTCAGGGTCATTCAGCAGGTTCAGGGTGTGGCCGAAGGTTTCAGCAACCAGGGTAAACCCGGTGCAGCAGCGGCCATCAATCTCTACGCCATCAACAAATACGCCTGACTGGCTCATCGCTTACCCCTCACTCTTGTCATTGGCCACAAACTCGATGGTCCGCTTGGCAGCGTTTTCGCTGTCGTATTTAACCGCCCCGATTTTGACGCAGTACACGCCAGCATAGGTGATGCGGGTGCCGTTCATCCGATCGACGGTCAGGGTGGCGTCGGCTACATCCTTGAAGTTGAACTCGCTGGCATCCTTGGGTATGACGTAGTCGACTGAAACGCCATAGCGGGGAGTGACCTCGCAAACGCCGGTCTTATTCATAAGCGGCACCGACTTGCGGACATCGACCTCTTTTTCTTCGACGGTGTCGAAGTCATCAATAACCTGGCCGTTGACTTCCAGGCCGACACGGGAGACATATTCCATGGGTTAAACCCTCCTTAAATGATGGTTACAGCAGCAGGTCGATCCGGCCGGCAAAAACATGCAGACCGTTTACAACGTCGACCGGAATGGCGGCATCCAGACGGTTGGGATCTTGCAGGCTGCGCTGCACGATCACGCCATCCTTATTGGCCTCGACCTCCTCCACAATCTCCAACAACTCCAGTTTTTTCAGCACGTCGAGCAGTTCGGTGCGTACCCGTGGGGCGGTTTTGCTGGACAGCTTTTCGCGGGGGAAGCGCAACGAGATCCTTTCGCGGCATGCCTTGCGGACATAGGCCAGGGTGCGGATGGTGGTGATATCCAGCAGCGAGATATCCTCAATCCCCTGGGGGTCTTTGGTGTAGGTAGAAACCGCCCGCACAATCTGGACCCGTTCGCCTGGGCCTACCTCAAGCGGGGTGATACCGTTATGCAGCAGGTTTTCCTGCTCAGTACGGCTGAAACGATCCTGCACCTGGGGTGCTGCGATACCTTTCAGCGGCAGGGTGTTCAGCGGTCGGGCCGGATCTTCTTCAAAAGCGATTACAGCAGCCAAGGCGGCAGCCATCTCATAGGATGGTGAACGGGTGCCCCGCAGATAGGCTCCCAGCACCCGGCCCGCGTTGATCTGGCCTGCCAGGGTGGTGGCGGTGGCCAGGGCTGTGTCCAAAGCAAACACGCCGATGGCATCGCGTTGCTCCATGGGGCCTGATACGGCGTCCAGATGTTCGCGCAGGGTGGTGAGGCTGGTCTGGTCGTTATAGGGTGTAGCTACGATGTGGTACTGCTCGCCGTAGACCTTGGCCAGAGCAGCGGCCAGATCAGGGGCCACCGTGCCGCCAGCCATGGCCACCACGGTTGCAGTGAGACCCGGTGCGTTGCAGGTGGCCTCAATACCGATCTCGTTACCGACCGGGCCTTTGTTCTTAGCGGTGAGTGTTACCACTCCCAGGGCAACGGTGGCCGTGACGGGCAGCGCCGGGTACTTGTCCAGCTCGGCCTTGAGCGCGGCGGCGACATCGTTGGCGGCAGCCAGGGTGGCGATGCCGACCTCGATGCGCTGATTGCCGACATACACCACCAGGCTGCCAGTATTGGTGGCCGAGCCGGCAATGGTAACGGTGCCGGTGGCGGCGGTGGCGGTACCGGCATCGGACATGCCGATCACGGTCAGATCCAGGTACGGATTGGCGGTGATGGCAGCCTTGGTCATCAGGTGGGCCAGCGACCCTTGGCCGAACAGATCGGCGGCCTCGGCATCGCTGAATACCAGGGCAGGTTCAAGGGCCACGGAGGTACCGGTGGCCAGCATCTGCGCCACGATCAGCATCCGCTGGGCGTTTGCCGGCAGGGTGCGTACCGCCAAGCGGGTGTTAAACTCGAAATATTTACCCGGTTTGCGGATACTGGCCGGGATTGCGTCAAACTGGATAGCGTCCATCGCTTAGGCTCCTTTTTCCTTTTTGTCTGCGTCGGCCAGCACCAGCGACCCATCTTCCAGGAGGCGGCGGTAATACGCCGAATCGGCAACCTCAGCCGCCTTGCTGTCAGTGATATACTCGCGGGGCTTGCCTTCCATCGGGGCCATCAGGCCCTTGGCAGCTTTTACTTTCATGGGGTTCCTCCCTGGAGAGTCAGTTGGTCTGAAGCGTCGACAATGTCGTCGCCCGGTTTCAGGTAGTAATTCAGGCCGATGTGTAGCAGGTCGGTGGCGGCGGAGGCTTCAGGATCAACCCGCTCGACCAGGAACGAGGTGCCAAATTGCAGCGTGTAGATGATCTCTCCGGATTGTTCGTCTTCGGCATCGGTTACATCCTTCCAGCGCTCAGGGGTCAGCTCCTTAATGCCCAGCCCCAGATCCTGGCCGCCCAGCAGGCTGACCATGCCCTGGATGATCGGGTTAATCCCCTTGCGGCGATCTTCCTCGCTGCGGATGTTTTTGAAGGCTACCAGCAGCACCACCGATACAGCCTGGCGCCAGCCTCGGCCTTCCGGTTTAAACGAACCTTCAAAGATAGCCACCGATACCGTGGGGGCGGCGTACAGACCGGCTTGGCCCTTCTGGACAGCCCCGGCCCGGACGTCGAATGCTGCCTTAACCTGGGCCAGCACGGCTTGTTCGATGGCGGTGATCACTTACAGATCCCTCATGCTGTCGCGGTTAAACAGGCGCCCGCTTGATACGATTGACGGCTTGCCCTGGGGCGCACTTACCGGCTCAAGCCCGGTGCTGCCGAGCTGAACCCGGCCATCGGCGATACGCTCCAGCAGACGGATTGCATCATCGCGCTGCTTTTTGCGGGTGTCGGGGATGGTTTCAACCACCCGAGCGTACAGGTTATAGATGGCCAGATCGGCGGACAGCTTGCCGATGATGGCCGGTATCGGATTAAGCGGTACGCTGTAGCGGGTGGCACAATAGCCGTCCACTTCGGCGGCAGCCCCGTCAATGGCCTCATCCACCCGGACGGTATTGACCGTCCCGGTCCCTTCGTCGTCGGTCAGCTGAATCACCACCGACTGGGGGATCATCTTCAGTATGTCGTCCAGGGTGCAGTAGGCCATGGTTCAGTCGGCCGGGGGATTGCTCCCCCGGCCTCTCCTTTATTTGCCAGCCTTCTTGTCGTCGGCCTTGTCAGAAACGATCTCAACCAGCAGCATCGGCTCTGCCTGCAGCTGTTTCAGTTGTGCCGGGGTGAAGGCGTCATCGGCATGGTCGGTAGGTGCTGTGGGGTGAGCCACCCCGCAGCGACGGAAGCCTGCTTGTTTAGAGGTAATCCGGATCATGGGTCATATCCTCCTTACGCCACGGTGCCGTCAGAGCCGTAGATCAGCTGCCAGAAACCGTAACCACCGGCTG